ATTAATAGACCCTCCAAAAGAAGCCGCACAAGCATTACAAAAACTAGGAATTGTCACTACTGATTCACAGGGCAAATTTATTGGACTTGGTAAAGTATATGATCAATTGCGAACTAAAATGCAAGGACTAACAGAAGCTGAAAAATTTAAGTTGGCAGGTGATATTGCAGGAACAGAATCTACATCTGCATTATTAGCAGTATTGAACACTACTAAGGAAGCATACGATGATATGCGTAGTTCAATGGATTCTGCAACAGGTTCATCTAAAGCACAAGCCGATATAATGAAGAAAACATTGCTTGGTTCATTCAAGGATTTAGAAAGTAAAGTAGAGGCGTTAGCTATTAGCTTTGCTGATGTATTGCAGCCTAGGGTACAGAAGGTGGCTGACACAATCGGTAATCTAGCTAAATACTTTACTAATTTAAGTCCAGCTATTAAAAATACGGCAATTGATGTAGGCTTTAGTATTGTAGGATTTACTGCTTTTGCTAAAATATTAGGGCCTATTACAAGTGGAATTGGCTCATTGATGCGGACATATGCTAATGTTGGTAAAGTGTTACGTGGACAAAGTATCAATAATAAATTATTAGAAGTATCTGTAAAGGGTATTGCCAGAGCTTTTAGTGGAATTGGTAGTATAGTGATGAGAGTATTACCAATGATAGGGAGATTAATTCCATTAGTCTTGACAGGACCTGTAGGGATTGCAATTGGTGTAGTTGCATTGTTAGGATTAGCAATTTACAAAAACTTTGACAAAGTAAAACAGATATTAGAGGGAGTAGGACAATCGTTTGTAGGTGTTGTAAACATAATAAAAGGTGCAATCAATCGAATTATCGTTGCAGTACAACCTATAGTATCAAAAGTAGCAAGTGCATTTGGTAAATTAATTAATCAAGTGGCTACATCATTTGGTAGAATTTATCAATTAATGTCTCCTTTCTTAAATATTATTTTCACTGTTGTAAGTAAAGTAGCTAAAGTTTTGATTGGTGGACCGCTTGCAGTAGCATTAGGGGCATTAGTAGTTGGCTTTAATGTAGCGGTAGCAGGAATTACCGGGATTCTTACTTTTGCATTAAATGTAATTGAAGGTATTGTAACAGGGATTACAAGTGTGTTAAGTGGTATTACCGATTTTATTGTTGGGGTGTTTACTGGTAATTGGAGTATGGCGTGGAATGGCATCGTTCAAATATTTGAAGGTATAGTAACACCAATTAAATCCATATTTACAGGGGTAATAGATGGCATTAAAGCAGCAATAAATAGTTTAATTTCTGGTGTAAATGGAATATCTGTAGATATTCCAGACTGGGTGCCGGGTGTAGGTGGCTCTCATTTTGGGCCATTAAACATTCCGTTATTATACTCTGGGACTGATAACTGGAAAGGTGGCCCTGCTATGATTCATGATCGAGGGGCTGAAATAGTAAACTTACCAAGTGGAGCACAAGTAATACCGCATGCACAGTCATTGAATACTGCATATAATCAAGGGAAACGTAGTTCATCTAGTAATAGCATCAATGTAAATATAGCGAATCTTAATGTTAGAAATGATGGAAAATCTGTAGAAGAGTTGACATTTGAAATTGCAGAACAAATTCATTACCAATTACAAAAACGTTCTATTAATAGAATGGAGGGAGCTGTATAATGTCTTTTTTTGATGCAATTATGAGTTTCTTTGGAGGTAAAGGAATACCACAAGGATGCCAATTTACATTATCATGTGCAGGACAAAATATAGTATTGCCAGTAACACCAGCTTCATTTAAAGTTGGGAGAACATACAACAATAGCACGTTAAATATAAATGCAATTGGAGAAATTAATATGTTAGGCAAAAGAGGTCTTCAAACATTATCGTTTGAAGGCTTTTTTCCTGCACAAAAATATGAATGGTCAGAAACGAATGAAACAAATCCTTATAACCTAGTAAGAAAAATAGATGGATTTGCTACAAGTGGTAAGCCGTGTAAGATTTCAATTTCAAATACCTCAATTTCTATGTACTGTACAATTGAAGCATTTAATCATGATGAGCATGATGGTACTAGTGATGTATATTATGAGATGACACTCAAAGAATATAGGTACATAAAACCAACATCAGAGATAAAAAATGATACTACAGGCTTATATAGTAGAATTGCCGAAGCACCAGAAGAGCAAGCTGTAACATCATATCCACAAGAACATTTCATGGATACAGCTAATAAGGCAGTATCAAAAATAATGCCAATTGCTGAACAAGGCAAAAAGGCATTAAACATGTATAAGATGATGGTTAAAGCTGGTAAAAGTCCAATTGGTGCAGTTTTAAAAGTATCTAAGCGGTCATTAAAAATGAATGGTAAGGAGTGGCCACTATGATTACATTAATAGAACATATTAATGAAAAGGATGAAAGAGTAGATATTACACATCTTATTTCTAAGTTCACATGGAGCGGTGATAGAGAAGAAGCTGCAAGAAAGTTAGAGTTTTCATATGCTTACAACCCTAAAGATATATCATTTCCGAATTATTTAATTGATTTAGGTGATCGTATTGAAGTGACAGTAGACAATGCAACGATATTTACTGGACGTGTTTTCTTTAGAAAAAGAAATACAAATGACAATACATATGATATTACTTGTTATGATGGGATGATATACCTAGCAAAGTCTAAAGTAAGTTTAGTTTTTAATGCTACAAATGTAGTTGATGCTTTCAAGCGTGTATGCGCAGAAGTTGAAGTACCTGTTGGAAATTTGCCAGAAATACCTACAGTAGTAAATTTTGTAGCAGATAAAAAAACATGTACAGAAGTTTTTCACATGTTGTTTGAAAAAACAAAGGCAGATATTCAAAAAGATTACACAGCTATATTACTAGCGGACGGAATCAATTTAGTAGAAAAAGGAACAGTCATTGAGGAGTATATAGCTAGGGATACATACGATGTGATAAGCTCATCACATTCTGAATCAATTGAGGAAATGGTAAACAGAGTAAAAACTGTTGATGCTGTAGGTAATGTGATTCGGATAGATAATGAAGATGAATTAATTAAAAAGTATGGTATATTCCAAGATATTTACAAAAATCAGCCAGAACCAAAGGAAAAGAAAGCTACTAAAAAGAAAAAGACTAGCACTATAAGTACACCTAAGAAACCAAAGTTCCCTGTTGATAATGCGGCAAAAGCCAAAGCAAAAATCAAAGGAATTAAAATGGATTCAAGTATTTCTGCACTAGGGAATATACAATGTATTGCAGGCTATTCTGTAGTAATTGAAGAAGAGCAACTAAAAGGAGTATTCTTCATTAAGTCTGACACTCATACATTTGAGAATAATACACATACAATGGAATTGAATCTAGAGTACATCAGAGAACCAGAGGAAGGAGAGGGTGAAAGTGCCGAAGAAAAACAATGATCCTTATACAGGAATATTAGGCATCATGAGTAACGTGGGCGGAAACGCAGGCAAGCAAGCAATGCCGGGAATTGGTACGATAGTATCATCACCTCCAAATCTAGTTGTATCATTCAATGGAATGGAATTAAATAGTAACTTTTTGTGGGTTGATGAATATTGGTTACAAGGGCATTATAGAGAATCTAAAGGTCATATCATTTCAGAAACGCAACCAAGAGCAGGTGGTGGGGGATATGCAGAGTTTTCTAGCCATACACATGAAATTCATAATGATTACACAAAGACCAGAATTATGACTGATACATGGCATATAGGCGATAAAGTAATGTTAATTCCGATAGTAGGTGATGATGAAAGTACAGCAGAGCAATATTTTGTATATGGAAAATGTAGGAGGCTAGACGGCAATGAGTAATCCATTTATGAAAGGGAATACACCAAGTAGCATTGACGTTCAAAAAAACCTACCATTATGCAAGGAACTAGCTTGGGACTTTCAGAGAGATACATACCAATATGATAGAAATGGCAATCATAAATATGTAACAGGTAATGACGCTATCAAAGTATGGGTTTGGAAAACATTGAGAGTAGAGAGGTACAGATATAGAGCATATTATGATGATTATGGTATTGAGTTTGAACAGTTTATTGGTAAAAAGCCAAATGATACACCTAGTCAATATGAACTGTTTGAGTATGTAAAGGATGCGTTATTGGTTAACCCATACATTATAAATGTAGATGCTGTAGATGTAATTCAAGAACATAAAACTATTACATTACAAATTGAATTACAAACAATATATGGGCCAAATACGATAGGAGTTGAAGTATAATGCTAGAACCACAAAGTAAGCAAGATGTGCTAGGACGGCTACTAGCAGATTTCAAAAAAATAGATAAAGAAGGATTGAGTACACATGAAGGAACATTTGTATTTGATACATTAAGTTCAAATGCGGTTGAGTTTGAAAAATCATATGCGGAAATGCAATTGATACTTGATGTGGCTTTTCCACAAACTGCATGGGGCGAATACTTAACACGTCATGCGGAATCTCATGGGGTATTTAGAAAAAGTGCAACACAAGCTAGTGTAATGTTAACTATTACTGGAACTGCAAATACAGTAGTACCAAAAGGAAGTTTATTTGGCACAGATAATGATGAAACCTTTAGAACCACTATTGAAATTACGCTAGGTGAAACTGGAAGTGGGAAAGTATTGGCGGTATCAGAGCTAACAGGTAAATCATTAAATGTAGGAGCTAATACAATTACAGAAATAGTAGGTGGGATTTATGGAGTAAGTACAGTTAACAATGAAGCGGCTGCATATGATGGATATGATGAAGAAACTGATGCGGAACTACTAGATAGATTATTATTGAAAGTAAGAAAACCAGCAACAAGCGGTAATGCATATCACTATGAACAGTGGGCAAGATTAGTTAATGGAGTATTTTTAGTAAAAGTAATCCCATTATGGAATGGACCGGGAACAGTAAAAGTTATTATTATCAACAATGAGCGTGAAAGTGCGAGTACAGAATTGATTGAAAAAGTTAAAACTGTAATTGCAGAAAATGCACCAATTGGAGCTACTGTAACAGTAGTTACACCAACGATACTTGATATTAATATAGAGTTAACGGTAACTAAGGGGAAAGCTGAAATAGAAGCTATTAAGAAGGTACTAAATGAAGAGTTTAAAAAGCAAATCTTCAACGGTACATATGTGTCATATGCTAATATTGGCAAGGCTATTTTGGCCAATAAAGAAACAGGAGTATTAGATTATCGTGAGTTAAAAGTAAATAATGGTGTTACCAATATTGATATTACAAATGAACAATTGCCAACAGTTAAAGAGGTGATCGTACATGAGTGATTTTATAAGATGGAAAGAGGTGGATATATTAGCATATCTACCTTTTTTTATTGCAAAAGATATGGAGTTTAAGGCAATAAGTGATGCGGATAGTAGAGAGCATGAACGCATTAGATTATTGTTAATGGAATTATTGAAACAAGATAATATCCAAACGGCAACATATGCATTAGATAAATGGGAAGACTTTGTTGGGATTAAACCTAAAAACAATAGTTTTAAGGATAGAAAAAATCGTGTGATTGCAAAGTTAAATATTTCAAATAGCAGCACAAAAGAATATCTTGAAACTATTGCTAATAAGTTTATATCTGATAAGTCTGCTGAAATAATTACATATAACGAAAAATATATGATGGATTTAAGCTTTACAAAGGACATGTGTGATAACATAGATGATTTACACAGTGCAATTGAAGAATTTAAACCAGCACATATTGGATATATTGTTTGGGAAGAACAAACTGTTGCGCAAAACTTAATAATTACATCATTAGTAGGAGCACAGGAAGAAACCGTGATAGGCATGATAAAACCATTAGAGAATATTGAGATTGAACACAGTATCTATTATGGGAATGCCGTTGGGATAGAAGAAGTAACTATGATAGGAGGTTAATATGGCACAATTTCCGGGATTAAGTTTGACTGTTCAAGGAAATAAAATGATCCTTAAATCATCAACTGGTAAAACAGAGGACAGACTAATTATTACAAAGGCGGTAATTGGTGATGGGCAGCTAACAGCAAGTATTGATGGTTTAACAGAAATAGTTAATAAAAAATTAGAAATAGGGTTAAGCCAAGTAAAAGAAGTTGCAAATGGACAAATGCAATTGCAATTTAATTTTGACAATAGAAAAGTAGAAATTGGCTTTTTTTGGCGAGAAGTTGGATTATATGCAAAAAATGGTGATAGTGGGAAAGAAAAACTTATTGGCTATTCTAATGCCAAAGGTTTAACTTCATATATTCCAGATAAAACTAATGTTATTCCAATGCAACGTTTAGTAATTGCTTTAGGGGTGGGGGATAATCCAAACGTAAAAGGCGAAGTAGATTTTTCCAGTACTATTACTTTAGAACAATTGGAAACAGCAATTGATACACACAATAAAGCAGCAGAAGCACATGCGGAAAAATTTAAAACAATTAATGAAAAGATTACTGCAATAGAGGATTCCAAAGTAGCTAAAACATCTGCTGATTATATTAAATCATTAGTAACTAATACGAATGGATTAGAAGCTACAAAAGGTAATGGTACAAAAGAGTTATTAAAATTACTAACTAATGTAGATAGTGATGATAAACAAGGACTAGCACCAACATTATCTTTGGTAAAAACTCTATTAAGTAGTCTAAATATTAAAAATGGGCAAGATGTAGTAAAAGCCTTGGGGGACGAAACATTACAAAGCTTGGGCGTACGGTATGATTTATCGAATCCAAATGCTTGGTATGTCAGCTTTGGCAAGTTGTTTGGCGGTTTAATTATCCAAGGGGGGAGAAAATTAAATTTAACCATCTATGATGGTACAAAATATGA